CAATTTACAGCAGGATTATTTAGAATGATTTGTGAAAATGGATTAGTTATAGCAACAGATGAGTTTGCAGATTTAAAAATGCGCCATATGGGTTATACGTTTGAAGATTTACAAGTATTAATTAGAGGTATGGTAGAGAAATTACCTTTAACAGTTGAATCAATGAATAAAATGAAAAAGGTTGAATTGGAGGAGGAGCAAATGTTTAATCTTGCCAAATCATTTCTTGATATCAGAGTAGAAGGTACGAAAAATACTTACAACAATCAAGCAATTCAAGACGTTTTATCAGTTCAACGTAAAAATGATGAAGGTAATATGCTTTGGGAAGTGTTTAATAGAATTCAAGAAAATATAATTGAAGGTAATTTTGAATATAAAACACCAAAAGGAAAAACACGTCAAGCTAGGGTTATTAAGAATTTTAAGCAAGATCAAGATGTAAATAAAAAAATGTTTAGTAAAGCTTTAGAATTAGTAGCATAATGAGAAAAATAATAAGTTTAATATCGATAATTTGCCTCTTTGCGTGTAGCAAGGAGGTAATGTTCGATTCATATCCATGTGTGGATGGGGATTGTAATGCGTTAATTCAACTAGATCCACTGGTTAGTCCCGGTTTATATTTGGATGGTAATGGTTACTGGAATATAGAATATAATGGTATAAATTATTTTACTATTGAAACACAATTAGATGAAGTAGTAGATGAATACATAGTTAATGGTATTCCTTTAGTTGAGGTAGGTTATGATTCAGATACGTGGGTAGCATTTGATTCCTTATCATTTACAGTACCAACTTATTCATATTTAGGATGGTTTACAGATGGTGAATTTAACAACCCAATCCCTGTAGGTGAACTAACTTATACCTTAACTGATATAGTTCAGCTTTCCCCACCCTTAAATATAGCAGGGTACCAAATACAGAAAAATTTTTGTTGGGAATGTCCATATGCAGAATCATTAATAGGTACTAAAACTAAATATAGTTATTATACAAGACAGCAAATATTTATGTACCCCAGGATGATAGGTGATACCGTTAAAGTATATGTTAAAGCTAGTTGGGGAGAAAAAAATGGAATTAGAGAAGAATTAGAAAAAGAATTTAAAATAATAATTAATTAATAAATAATAAACATGAAAAAAACATTAGAATTAACACCAGAACAAATGAAAGACAACCAAAAATCTGAATTAATCCAAGATTTAATGTCTGTAGAAACTGTATTAGAGGAGGTTTATAGATACCACCCAGAAAATCCAAAGAAAAAGGATGTTGTGGAGGAGTATAAAAACTTAAACAAGATGAAATCTGATATCGAAAAAGAATTGAATGACTTGGATGCCTAATTCATATTTATAATTAAATAACATGATAGACAAAGACAAAATTTTTGGTTTATTTGATAGTGAAAACGAGGGTGACGGCAAGGTATTAATTAATGCCCCTGATTCTATATTAGAAGAGGGTTATGCTAAAATCGGTATGTTTACTAAATTAGTCCAAAATCATTTTGTTTTTCATGCTAAATTAAAAGCCTTTCTTCAAAAAGAAGACCCAAATTATGATAGTGATAATGCAAGAGAAAATGCTGAATTCGCAGTATATAATAGGGCTTTCTTCTATATTAGACAATTAGATTTAGAAAAAGAAAACCATTTAAGTGCTTTTATTGAATTTAAAAAGGAACCATTTATTAAAGCATTAAAGTCAAGTATTACATATTTTGAAAGTGTAGAAAAATACGAAAAGTGTGATTATTTACATAAATTAGAAAAATTAAAAAATAAAGTTTAAAATTATTAGGATGGGCAAAAAACTCCGCGTACATTAATATCACGGGTTTTGATAAAAAATGGGATGGGAAATAAAGGCGCAACAGGGATAAAGGGACAACAATTATAATATAAATAATAATAACACAAGTTATGAGAAATAGAGAGTATATTGAAAATAAGTTAGACAATGTTGAAAATTCTTTAATGAATTGTCATAGATTAGTCAACACACAAGCACCAGCATCAGAATACAAGGCAGCAATTAGTAAAACTATTGATTTAGTTCAAGAAGTAAGAAATGCGGTAGACAATGAACCTAGAACTGCTTCAGAAGTAGGGGGTAAGTAATAAATTAAAAAATAAAAGTTATGATATTAACAGCGGAGAAAATCCAATCTAATTGGATTACATTTAACAATCACATTGAAACTCATATTACAGGAGATCGTAAACAGCAATTACTTGATTTTTATAAGAAATTTGAAGATCGTGTAATTTTAATGCCTGCGGCACATAAAAGAGAATACCATTCAGCCTTTCCAGGTGGTTATGTAGATCATGTTAATAGGGTTATTGAAGCATCACTTAAAATGTATGATGTTTGGGAACAATTTGGAATGGATATTACTACATTTACTGTAGAAGAACTTATATTTTCCGCTATTAACCATGACTTAGGTAAAATGGGCGATTCAGAACATGAAGCTTATATACCTCAAACAGATAATTGGAGAAGAGAAAAGTTAGGTGAAGAATATATGTTTAATAAAAAATTAGCATTTTCAGCCGTACCAGATCGTGGGTTATTTTTACTTCAAGAACATGGTATTAAATATTCTTTTAATGAAATGGTAGCTATTCAGACACATGATGGGTTATATGATTCAGCAAATGAAAAATACCTAAAGGGATTCATGCCAGAACAAAAACCTCGCACCTCTTTGCCATTTATTTTGCATCAAGCTGATATGATGGCCGCAAGGATTGAATTTGAAATTGAATGGCTTCCAAAGTTCTCTAAAAATAGCGTGGATGCGTCAAAGAAAAATTATACATTGTCGTCTAATAAAAGACCCTCCACTAAAAATAGAGCTTTAAATACAGTAAAGAGTGAAGGATTAAAAAATATGTTAGATAGTTTATAATATGACAACAATATCAATAATTTTAATAGCAGTACTAACAGTGTTAGTTTTAATTTTAGGATTTGCATGTTTCAATCTTTTAAAAAAGTATGAAAATGTAGAAGAGATTGTTAATCAATATGACACTTACATAACAGAATTCTCCGACGAGGTAACTCGAATCGAAAAACGCATTAAAGAAATAGATGCAAGAGGTTCATTCGAAGGAGATGATGAAATTGGTTGGTTTTTTAAACAAATAAAGGTAATTCAAAATCGTTTATCTAAGTTTAAAATTCAATAATGATCAAAAAAAGAAGGAAGAAGAGTAAAAATTATTTTACTCAAGATACGGAGGACGCTATAGTATTATACAATAATACAGAATGCTCTAAAATCAGATCCAAAATATATGAGCGCGAAATTCATTACGCGTTTTTTAAATTAACGGAAAATATTATTCATACGTTTAAATTTTATCATACGGAAGTAGATAATTTAGAACATCTACAACATGAAATAATAACCTTCTTATTATCCAAAATACATTTATTTGATCCAGGTAGAGGTGCTAAGGCATATTCTTATTTTGGTACTATTGTTAAGCGTTGGTTAATATTATATAATACTAAAAATTATAATAAAAAAGTTAAAAAAGTACCTGTTGATAACTTAATGAAAGAAGGATCAACCCATATCTACAACATGAAAGATATAGGTAAGGAAAAAGATGAATTAAGTGAGTATATAGAAATTTATGTTAAACATGTTACTAAAAACATATTTACATTATTTCCAAAAAAGAATGATGCTCAAATAGCAGATGCGATACTTGAATTATTTAGAAAAAGAGAGACCATAGAAGTATTTAATAAAAAAGCGCTTTACATATATATTCGTGAAATGGTAGATGTTAAAACTCCTAAGATTACTAAAATAGCAGACAAACTTTACGAAATATTTAGGTCGCAATATGTTTTCTATTTAGAAAATGGTTACACAAGATTCTAACTTCATCCTATACCAATATTTATAACCAAAAACATTATGGGTAAATTAGATAACATAATTTTTGGTAAGAAAAAATTCTCGGATATTTTAAGCGAGATTTACGACAATCAAAAAAAGAAAGAACAACAAATAACGGGTTTAATATCTGAATTAAAACCTCTCGTTTCGGATATTGGTGATGCTACTCTTATAGTACCATTAATAAAAGACTATTTAGAATTAGGAGTTCGCAACGATGAACAATTAATTAAAATGGCTACTATAATTCAACGTGCAGTTAACAATGATGAAGGAGATGGTTTAGGTATATCTGATGCTGAAAAAGAAGAATTAATGGCTGAATTAGAGAAGATAACTATCGAATCAAAAGAAGATGGGCTATAAAACAGGAATTGGTTTTTTTGACAGTATTATTAGTCAAAATAGTGAAGGAAAATCTAAAGATGACTTTAAAAATAGAATATTATCCGCAAGGGTTACTAATATTAGTTTAAACTCAAATTCAACTATTTTTTCAACTACTGATGAATGGCAAGGTATAGGTACTATACAATTCCAAACTATTGGTGGTCCTGTTAATGAACAAACATTAAATTCTTCTGGTTTAAGTTATGCAAAACCCTTATTTCCACAATTTAAAAATTACCCCCTAGTTAATGAAATTGTATTATTATTTAGATTGCCATCTAGACAAGGTATAAGTGATTTATCAAATGTAGAGGAATATTATTATTTAAATACTATAAGTGTATGGAATCACCCTCACAATAATGCATACCCAAACCCTTTATCAGATAATGAATCTACTCCCGCTACTAATAAAAACATTTTTGAAATACTAGCAGGAAACCCAAACAAAACAACAGAAGAATCTACTGATCTAGATTTAAATGGAGGAAGTGGTGGTACTTTTGTTGAAAGTTCTATTATACACCCTATTGTACCTTTTGCAGGAGATAATATTTTAGAAGGTAGGTTTGGTAATAGTATTAGATTAGGGAACACATCAAAAATAGAAGCGGAAGTAACTAACAATTGGTCCTCTACAGGTTCAAGTGGTAATCCTATTACTATACTTAGAAATGGACAAGACCCTGAATTACAGCCTCCAAGTTGGAAACCTGTTACTGAAAATATAAATAAGGATTTATCATCTATATATTTAACATCTAATCAAAAAATACC